CCCGGCGCAGGAGAAATGCAGGGGCGGCAGTTCGACGGGCGCGACCGGGGCGGCGGCCTCCTCGGCCTGCTCGGCTTCTTTTTCCGGCTCCTCTTCCGGTGCCTGCTCGGCCTCCGGTTCGGCCTCGGCGGATTCCGCGTCCTGCTGTTCGAGCGCGTCAAGCGGGCGGTCCTCGGCGGCCTTTTCCGGCTCCGGGGCCTGTTCGGCTTCCTCCGGGTGCCGCTGTGCATACAGGGCTTCCAGTTCGGCCTTTTTGATTTTGTCGATGGGCGGCAGATTTTCGCCCTCGTCAAGCAGGGCGTTATAAAGTTCGTTCTTCGTCATGGGTTCACCTTGTTTGTGGTTGAAAAAAAGGGGGCGGGCGCAGGTGCGCCGCGCCCCACAGTCTGTCAGGCGACTACAAGAGGCCTCAATTCGTGGAGGCGGTCTTGTAGATGCGGTCGGTCGGGCCGCCCGTGATGCCAGTAATCAGGAGGTGATCCTGACCGACATTTTCGATGGCGAAGCCGACGGAGCCCTGAAGGCTCTTGCGGTGCTCGCGGCTGGACTTCGGGGGTTCGTCGACGAGGCGCAGACCGTCGTTCTTGAGCCAGCCCTTTTTGATCGAGCCGGAGGTGACGATTGCGACGTTGGCGTTCGGGATGTCGGCATCGACGCGGACGGCAAGAATCTTGCCCTCGAAATCGATGTGGGACACGTACTGGCCGCCCGCCGTGTGGTCGCCCTTGTTGGCGTTGATCGCGAGGGAGCTGTTGGCGACGTTGAAGCAGTTGATGTAATCCTTGACGGTCGGGGAGCACCAGATCGTGTCGGGATTGCCGTTGTGGGCGATGCACTGTTTGATCGCGGCAAGCAGTTTGGCCTCGGTGAGGTCGCCGCTGGCGTTGTACGTCAGGGTTTCGCGGGTGCCACTGTTGTTGTCCGTGAGCTGGGCGAGGAGGCCAGCAGACATCCAGCGCGTGGTCTTGGAAACCTGCTTGTACTTCACGCCGAAGATCGACATACGGGCGAGCATTTCGGCCACGCGGATCGCGGCCTCACGGGTGAGCAGAATCGACGCGCTTTCCTCGGAATGGCCCTTGGTGAGCAGGTCGCCGTGATTGGTCCAGTCCACCGTTTCGAAAACCGTCTGCACGTAGTTTTCGTATTTGGCGGTAACCTCGTTCACGGATTCGACGTTTTTCAGGTCCTCGTCTTCCCCGGCGAAACCGATCACCTTGAACGCGGCTCCGGCGGTGTGGGATGCGGCGGTGGTGCCGCCCGCGCCACGGGCGAAAACGTCGATGGTGTTGTTGGAGCGGTTGACGGATTTGACGATCACCTGCTCGGAGCCGACCAGCAGAACGTGTCCGACGGTCAGGCCCTTAACGCCTGCGGAGGTCATGGAAAGACCGGTGGTGTCGTCGTCGTCCCAGTTGCTGGCTCCGATCACGCCGTCGCGGCTGGTCTTGGAGCGGTTGAACACCTCGAAAACCTTTGCGTCGAGGGTGTTCTCGGGGGCGATCATGGACTGATAGAACTGGCCGGTCCACGGGCCGAGGTTGATGAGCTTGGAGAGGGCGAAAACGACCGGGTCGCGCATGGCGACGGGGTCCGAGAATTCATTGAAAAGACCGTACTCGAAAGACATGGTATGCCTCACTTGTTGTTTTTTGCCGCTTCTGCGGCGGTTGCGTCGTTGGAGAGCTTGATGAACTCTGCGGCCTCTGCCCGCGTGAATTCAGGCTTTGCCCGGAGTTCTTCGAGCCTTGCGAGGTTCACCTCATTTCCACCGCTTCCCTGTCCGGCTCCGCCGCTGGTTCCGGTTCCCGGTTTTGCCGTAGAATCGAAAAGGTGCGGGGCAGACTTTTCGAGGTCGCCGAAGAACTTGCCGACGGCGGTTTCATCTTCAAGGTCGATTCCCTGCGCTTTCAGGCGGAAGTCGAGGTATTCGGCATCCTTGAATTTTCTCGCGGTTGCGAGGTCGCGGATTTTTGCGGTGCGTTCGAGGGCGGCGGCTTTCGCCGTTGCTTCCTCGCCTGCTTTTGTGAGGTCGTCAACCTGCTTTTTGAGCTTTGCGATTTCCTTGTCGGAGGCGATTTTTGCCTTTTCGGCCTCGCCCAGACCTTTCGTTTCCAGCTCCTCGATCTTGGCTTTCAGGGCCTCGATCTGCTCGTTGAGTTCGCCCGCGTTTTTCTCTGCGGCCTTGCGTTTCTCGATTTCCCTGTCGAGGCGATCCTTGGGGATGCGGCTTGCATCGTTCGGGTCGAACTTCTTCAGGAATTCGAGTTCTTCGTCGGTTAGCGTCTCCTTTGCGGTGACCTTTTTCAGGATTTCTGCGATTTCCATGCGGTTTTTCCTTGGTTTGGGGTGATAGTTACAGTTTTTAACGCCCCTGCGGGCGGTATCACACGAAAGCCGATAGTGTCAACATCATTTCAGGAAGCCGATAGTTTTTTGCCTGTCGGCTCGTCCTCCTCGTCGTTGCCGCCGCCGCCCTCGTCGTTGTCTTCATTGTTGGCGGCTTCGAGCATCTTGCGTTTCATTTCCTCGCGTTCCTTTGCATCGGTGCCCGGCTTGCTTTCCGCGATTTGCTTTGTGATCTGCTCCATGACATCTGCCGGGAGCTGATACATCCGGTTCAGCAGGGAGAGGGCGACCCTGCCGATAGACTGCTGGTAGGGGTCATTTTCGGGGCAGAAGCCGGAGAGTTCAAGCAGGGTTGCGACCGCGTCCTTGATGTCAAGGATTGCGAACTCGCGATTATAGGAAACGGTCGGGACGGGGATGTTGGGTTGCCACTTGTTCAGGAACTCCCACGCCTTGACCTCGCATTGCTCGAGGATGTCGGCGCGGGTTGCCATGAACGCCTGCACATTCTGGTAATCCCACGCCTTGCTTTCCGCGCTTTCCACCATTTTGGTATCTTTGCTGGCGGCGAGGCCGACGACGGAATAAAGCTCCCGTTTCAGCGCGTCGATCTCGGTGCGGATTGTCGTGGTTTCGGTGCCTGCGGGCTGGATGTAGCGGGTCGTTCCTTTGCCGTCTACGCTTTCAAAAACGGCGGCAGAGCGCGCGAGGGTATAAGACAGCGGCTCGGCAGGTTTCCCCCCGTCATTCGCGCCGGACGGGGCCTCTGCGGCCTTTTCCTTTAACTCCTTCACGGTGTCGAGGAAATCCTCGGGCACGATTAAGAGGCCGAACATCTGCTTTAAGACGTTCATCTGTGCCTCGGAGTTTGCGTTGAGGATTGCGTCCGAAATCCTCACTAAATCCTCGAACCAGTGATTTTCGCCGATGCCGTAGCCGTCCACCTCGACGTGCCTCACAAAAGGAACCTCCCCGACGGCATTCGGAACAACGCGCGTTGCTTTTGCGCCGGAGGTTTTGTCAAACGTTGCAATCAGGACGGAATCACGGGTCCACAGTTTGCGGATGTCGATGCAATGGGGCTGTTCAAACGGGTTTCTGTTGTCGATTTCTTTCTCGGCGGTCAGCACCCAATCAAATTTGCCGTCCGGGCCGTAATGCCAGTCACGCACGGCAAGCGGGGAGATCGCAATGCAGTATGGGCGGAGGCGTTCGCGTTGCTCGTCGGCCTTTGTCGGGGAGCCGTCGAATGCCGGGGAATCGACGCAGAGCCACGCGGTGCCGCAGATATTGAGGTAGGTCGAGAACTGCCGCATCACCTCGTCCACACGCATACCCGTCCGGGAAAAGTCCTCGACGTATTCCTCCGCCGCGTTCTCGCGGGTGGGGCGTTTTGCGAGGACGTACTGCGTGATGAGGGTTGCCACCCTGCGCGGATAATTGATGTACGCGGCCCGTTTGAGGCGTTCGTCGTACTCCGGTTGGATTTCGTTTGTGTGCTTGATGAGCGCGGTCTTGATGTATTCCTCGCCGCCACCGTAGGCGGCCATTCCGCGCGTCCATTTGTCAATGTTCGCGGAATAGAACGCATTTTTGCGCTCGAAAAGGATGCTGATGTCTTCGATTTTGGAAATGTCAATCGGCATAAAAAGGCCCCCGGCTGGTTGAGTTGTAGATATTCAGCCATGCCGGGAGCGTCAATATGCCTATTTTCTGCGGCGTTTTTTAGGCTTGCTTTTATAGACCGTTATGATCGTATCACCTGAAAAGTCCGTGATAACGTGAACCGTTTCGCGGGTTTTGAGCCGTTTGATGAAGACGCAACACTTTTTCCGAAAGTCGAAAATGCGCTTGCCGTCCAGCAATGCGGATTTGATGTCCTCTGCGGTGATGTGGCGTTGTACTGCACGGGTAAAAGCATGGTCGGATACGATGAATTTACATCCCCGTCGATCCATAGCCGCCTTCTCCGCGCGCGGTTTCGGTCAGGCTTTTTGCCTCGACAAATTCGAGCGTTTCGCAGGGCACGACAACGATTTGTCCGACGCGCTCGCCGACGTTGTACGGGGGGATTCTGCCGTTCTTTATGCCGTAGAAAAGGCGCAGGAACAGCCGCCAAAAGAGATTCGGACGCTCCTGCGTATAGAAGCAGAAGCTCACCTCTCCCCGGTAATCGCTGTCTATAACGCCGACCGAGTTTGACATCCACGCGCCTTTTTTGGCAATGCTGGAACGCGGGAAAACGAGGCCGACGTAGCCGGGCGGAATCTCGAACGCCACGCCCGTGTGATACTTGAAACAGGACGGCGTGACCTCTAATGAAACGGCGGTCATGTCATATCCTGCCGCGCCGACGGTCGCACGTTTCGGGATAACGGCGCGCGGGTACTTTTTTTGAATGCGAATTTGCATGTCTTCTCCTTTCGTTGTGGTTTGCCGCTATTTTTTGCCCCCGTTGTCAATGCTGGCTGGGTGCTGGTCCCAATGCTCCAGTTCCCGGGAAACCTCGTCGCATTTCCCGTCAAGGAGATAGAGGAGTGCCTGCGTTGCGGAAAGCCTATCGTCGAAGAGATCGGAGAGAACGCATTTTTGCAAATCCCCGTACTCCGTTTCGATGTATGCCTGCACTTTGTTCAGCGGCCTTTCAATCCTGCATTTGCAGACAAAGAGGTTTTCCGTGCATACCGTACTGTCGGCGCAGATGCAGAACTTGTCAAATACTTTTTCAGGCATCATCGCGGCCCTCCATGATTTTCTTGAACTGCCGCGAGTGATACCGGAGGAGGGCCTTTCGCGCGTCCTCGCGGGAATAGAAGACCTGCCCGGGCGTTACTATGACCTCCTCCTCGTTGGCGTAGTCCCAGACCGCGCCCTGTCCGGTGCCGTCGTTGAACAGCCCCTCGATCTCCACCTCCTCGATGTAGATATGCGGGGTTCCGATCTTTTCGCCGCCGACACGGATAATAAAGCCGGTCCGCCCCTGCTTGAAATCTGCTCTTTTCATTCCCCGTCCCTCACTTTCCGCAGTAGTTCCCGCCATTTTGCAACATAGCAGTCTTCATCGTGCCCTTTCGGGCATGGGTGGTCAAGCATGGTTTCGGTGTTTTCTCCGGCACACGTCCAGCATTTTCCGCCTGCCGCTTCGCGAAGCGCATCGTAAAGCTCCGGCAGACGGGCGAGGCGGTTTACAGTTTTTTGGTCGCGCACGTCATTTGCGACAACTGAATCTTTTGAATCAATTAGGCAGTACCATACCAAAGGTGCTTCTTCTTCAATCGCCCACGGCGCATTGAACAGTTTTTTTGTTTCGTCGGTCATTCTATCACCTCCGCGTCGTATCGGATAGTTTCATGTGGGCCGCAGTAAAACTCGACGCTTTCATCGTCGAAGCCGCAGAGCGGACAGAGAGGCGTGCAGGGATACGCCCGGTTTTTATGGCAGACCATTTTTTCGCCGAGCATGATGATGCACTTGTTTTTCAGGTCAACTTTAATGTATTCTTCCGCTTCGATTTTGCCGCGCTCGTCGCGGAGCCGTACCATGTCTTCCTTATCGTTTATCACGGTATCACCTCTTATATTTTTTGATCTGTTCGTCTATGCTTGATTGACAGTAGTCCCGGAGGTAAACAATAGCCTCAAACATAGTAGTAAAAACGAAATGTCTGTTTACGGTAATTATGCCCCCACGGTTTCCGGGTTCGCCGCCCGAAACGCTTATGGTTACGTTTTCGATGTCCTCCGACATAAACCGTCCTTTTGATACGGTAAACCTTATCGCGTCGATGCCTTCTTTTTGCTCAATCAAGACAAACGCAACAGTATTTCCGTAGCGAAGACTGCCGAAACGAAAGCCCATTATTTGCCTCCGTTCTTGATCGCATCAACGATAATGGCGATCCACACCGTCGCGATGATGATGTTAATGATTGTCAGGTTCATTTGATTTCCTCGTTTCTTTTAGGCCGCGAGAAACGCCCGATAAAGGGCGGACGTGATGCAGGGACATACAGCGTTTCCAATTTGCATTTTTGCGGCAGTTTTGCCCCCGGAAAAAACATAGCCGGCGGGAAATCCCGTTGCCGCCGCCAGTTCCGACGGCGTGAGCATCCGGTGTGTTATGTCATGGCAGGTTTGCCCGCTTGAATTCTTGAAGATAAAAGGCTCAATGAGGCCGATTGCCCCGCTCGTCGCGATTGTTGAAAGCGGAACCGATACAGGCTTTGCCGCGCCGCCGCTCTGCTGTGGCAGGAAAAGCGGTTCAATAAGGGCGCAATGTCCCCCGGAGGTTGAGATCGTCGTGATTGGATGGGAAAGCGGGATAGCCGAGTTTTGAAGTTGCCACTCCGCCGTGCCGCGCATGACAATAAGGAACGGCTCCGCGTGTTGGCCCCAATACTTTTTGATGCCTGCCGCGATGCGCTTCATCGTATTCGGATAGAGCGGTTTCTTCCTTGTAAAAATGCTCTCGCCTTTCAGGGACCAGTCTATCACGGAGGAGGCAGGCCGCCACGGTTCCGAGCCGAAAAGGGACGGTTCGCGTGAATGCGTCGGTTCCGGCCAGTAGATTTTTTCTCCTGCGGACTTCCTCACGCATTGAATGATGAGCCTTTCGCGGCTGGTCGCGGCTCCATAGTCTGCCGCATTCATAACGGCCATTTCTACACGATATCCGGAGTTTTTTATTTCGCGGATAAGGCCATTGAAATAGACCCCGACTTTTCGCGGGTCGGGCGTTCCAGCCTTATATAGTTTCCCCCTATACCAGAGGTCTTTGTCGAGCGTTGGCCCCCACTTTTTAAGCTCTAAAACGTTTTCAATGTACATCCTGCGGCATCGGGTGAGGCGGATATACGGCAGGAGGTGTTCGGGCTGGCTCCTCATTTGATCGGAGCACGGCTTCCCGCCGCGAGCGACGCTGTGGTGCGTGCAGGACGGAGAGGCCCAAATAACATCTATCCTCTGTGGATCGTCCGGGAAAATCTTATCCGGTATGACCGCCTCGATGGGCGTGCAGGCACGGGCGAAGTCCGGCACGATTTCCGGGTGGTTCGCATGAATTGTCCGGATTGCGATGGGCCAATGGTTGAACCCGCGTCCCTCGTATGGCATTCCGGCGGTGTTCAGGGCGTCGATTGCCCCGGTAATGCTCCCCCCGCCGCCACAAAAGAGGTCGACGAATCTAAAACGATTATTCATGCGTCGCCGCTCCTTCCTGCTCTGCCCGCTTCACGCCTTGTAGGATTATCAGGACGGCGCGCGCGTTTTTAATGAAAGTCTCGGTTTCGTTGAGTTGTTTTATCAGGTAGTCGTCAATGGCAAGCGCGGCGAGCGTGTTTTGCGCTTCTTGCAGTTTCCGATTCGTGTCCCGTTCTTTGCAGTACAAAAACGCCATGGATTCCGCGATCTTGCGGTTGGTTTTGCTGTGCTTGAACCACCGCACAAATTCATCGTCGAATAAATACTCCGGGGCGTAGGTGGTAGCAAGCCACGCGGGGAGCAAGATGTCCTGAAACTCGGCCTTTGTGAGTTTCAGGCCGTATTCCTCGTTCACTTGCTCGTGGTTAATAATGCCTTTCATCGCTCCTCCTCGTCTCCGTATCTTTCAGGGGTAAATCTTGGGGAATAGTTATTGCATTTGTCGTAATCTCCGACAAATTTGCACCAGTCGTTTTTTGCGTCGCAAAAGACTTTTTCGTCTTCTCTTGCGAGGCAGTTTTCGCAGTCAGAACATCCGCTCATTTTTTCACCTTGATCTTTACGGTTTTTTTGTGCTTGATGCCCTCGCCTCGGTACGTGGCCCAAAATATCACGTTCTTAAAATCGACGTAAATTTCAAAAAACGTGTCATCCTTTGTCACGATGCGCGCCGGGTTTGCGCGGTAGGTGCCTATTTCCTGCTCGGCTCCTGCTCCGGTTTCGTAGGCGAACATAACCTTTTGTCCGGGCTTCGGGTATCGCGGATCATGGCGGTTTATAAAGTTCCGCATGATCGGTTTCCGGCGGCGGATTCTTTTACGAATAGTCACTTTTGCACCTCGTTTCCCCCGAACATATCGGGCGTTTCGTTGTCGGTTATGCGGTAGTCGCAAATCGGGTCGAGATCGTCGTCGTAACTGCCCGTCGGTTTGCGCTGGGCGATGCCTTTTTCTACGAGCATTTCGCAGGCGGCGACGGCCTTGTAGAGGTTATTTTCGCCGTCGTCCGGGTCGAGATCGGTATCTTCCCAGCAGATATTTTTAGCCAAATAGTCGTGACTGCACCAGCGGTTATAGTTCCGGTTCAGGGCGGCAATGACTACGGGCTCGAGTGTTTCGTAGCCGCGCAGGCGGTCGATCTTATCCTCGATTTCGTATTGCTCGCCTTTGAGGTCGGATATTTCGGTGTCGATCTCCTCTAATCGGCTTTCGAGTTTTTTTATCGTTGTCATGCGGTGTGGGGTTCCTTTCTACGTTTTGCGGCGTGGCGTTCGAGTTCGTACCTGCGGAATGCCTCGTCGGTGTGGTACTTTTTGCGCCTTGCGGCGTTGATTGCGGCGCGATTTGCGCGGCGATACTTGCGGGCGTACTTGACGAGGCGAGTACGGTGTTTCCGGCGGTATTCGCGGAAGTAGGCCGCGAGTTCTTCCTTTGTCTTCATGCGGGCTCCTCCGGTGCGTGGTGTTTGCAGTTATCGCTCTCCTCGACCTCCTCGCCGTAGTAGTGGCAGAAAAGCAGGCCGCCGAAAGAGGTTTCGAGCCATTCGTGATAGAAGCAGTTCGCGCAGGTGTCTTGCGGTTCGTCGTTCATTTCGTGGTACCCTTTCGGTTTTGCTTTGCCGAGCGCGGGGCGAAACTTTCGCAGTGTTCCGTGTTCGGCAGACGTTGTGTTTTTCATCACACCAGCCCGCCTCCGTGCAGGTGATGTCGAAATGCGAGCAGTTCACGCAGATTTCGGGGTCCTTGTCCGGCTCCTGCTCCGGCACGGGGCACGGTACGGTGTAACCTTGCGTCACCTCGCCGAGATAGTCCCAATGCACGACCAAATCCCATGCGTAGCCGTTGCGGGAAAGGTGCGGGGCAAAATAGAGCATTTGGTGTTCGTCTATCGTCCGGCAGGCACAGCCGCAGGCGGGGACCGGGCCGATGTCGTCGAATTTCAGCAGGGCGATAATATCGCGGTGCAGGACGGGGATTTCGTCTTTTTTATGCATGGGCGGCCCCCCGTTTGTGGCGTGGTTTGTGGATGTTTTGGGCGGCCTGCCGGATAAGGTACCGGACGACCTCGGAACGGTTGCGGAGGTAAAGGGCCTCCGCGAGCATATCCAGCGCGGCGATGTCGCGCTCGGACATAGTGAAAGACGGGTGTTTCATTGCGTATTCTCGGTGGTTCATTTGGCCCCCTTTCTCGGCCTTTGCATTTCAAGCCGGGCCGCCTCGCGGAGGATGATCGCCTGATAGTCGTCGATTGCTTCGTCTATCGACCTGAAAAGGCGGTCGCGCTTGATGACCTCCGTACCTTTCGAGCGAAAGGAAACGAGGTAGCCCTTGCCGTTGATGTAGGATGTGATGATGCCCTTGCAGACGTTACCGTCGCGGACGGTGTAAACTGGTGTGGCGGGTTTAAGGATTTTCATTTTCTCTCCTTTTCCGGGTGTGTGATCTCGTACTCAAAAAGGGCGGCAAATGCCCGGATAATGGCCCGTCTTGCGCGGTCAAAATCCTTTGAGGTGTACGCCGTGCCGTTGTCCTTCCTGCGGTAAAACTGCCGGACTTTTGCTTGGAAAACCTTTTTGACGCTTTCGGGCAGTTCGCGCCCGATTGCCCCGGGGCCGCAGGTAACGACAAAAGGATAGCCGTCTTTGTTGAAAACGTGGTTTTCGTCGACGATCATAACGCTAAAACCGATGCTCGGCTCCCAAAACTTGTAGTCGCCCCAATATCCCGCGCTTCCGCTTGCATTGAAGAACGGCGCGAGGTTTGCGTTGAAGATCCGGCTCGGCGGGAAAACGTCCTTGATGTCCCTCTTGTGGATTTCAAGCATCGTCCTCGTCCTCCTCCTGCACGGTGAAGAATTCCACCTTTTTGCGTATTTGCGCGGCAAGCAGGGCGGTGTCGTCCCAATCCTCGACCCCGGCCCCGACGATGATGCCGTTGCCGAGAAAATGGCTCCCTTTCATGATGAAGCCGATTTTGATGTCGCGGAGGAGAGCTTCTTCGTCGACGACGAGGACTTCCGTATCGGTCAAATAAACGGCCTGCACCATGCGGCAACCGTTCCCGATTTTCGCATAGAACTCGTCAAGGCCGCACTGTCCGGCGAAATTGATGGTGATGTCTTCGACCGTTTCCTTGTCGGCGTTGATAAAGATCGCTTTCATGTGGTTTTTACTCCTTGTGGTGTGGTTTTGTTATGCCCGGCGGGGCCGGGCGGTGATTGCCTGCGGTTTGCGGTTACTCCTCCTCGTCGCCGTAGCCGATAGAGGCGTTGTAGAGGTCCCGCTGTTCCTTGTCGGTGAGAAGCATCCAAAAAACGGTGATAAAAGTCCAGATCGCGGTAATGGTTTTCATAGTTCAGGCCTCCTTATTGTTCAGGTAAAATTCAACGGCATCCGAAAAGGAATCGAAGATGTCGGTGTACGTGTCGCGGTTCCAGTCCTGCACGCAGGAGGAAACGGCGTTGTCGGCGCAGGGCACGGGCGGCTTAATTACCGTCCTGCCGTTGTCGTAAAACGAGGTGGAAACTGAAAATTTCATACTCGGGGCTCCTTGTGGTTTCGTGTCGTGGTTTTTAGGAGAGCAACTTTGCGGCTTCGAGCAGTTTGTAGGCGGCCTCGAAAAGCAGGTCCGCGCCCGGTTCAAGGCCCTCATCGTGTGCATAGATTTCGATGCGTTCGAGGTGGCGTTCCACCTTGTCGAGATCGCCGCTAATCCATGCCTCGCCGATGCCGCACGGTTCGCTCGCGTCGCCGCAGGCAATCGAGCAAATCTTTTCCATTGCGTCGATCAAGCCGTCGATGTTCTTGTCTTTTTTCATTGCCGTACTCCTTGTGGTTTTTTTGTGGTTTTTTTGCCGCTTTTATTGCTTGCGGTACTACAAATATAGCACGGAGTTTTATAAATGCAACTCCTTTTTCGGTGAATTTAGCGAATTTCTTTAAAAAATTTTTATTTTTCTTCGGAAACGGGGTAAATCAAGCAATAATTCCGCTTCCGCGTTTGCTTGAAAGCTCGGTCAATGCCCACACGAGCGCGTCCATGCGGTCGGGGCTCTTTTCGGTGTCGCGGCCCTGATACGTCCGCATTTGATCTTCAAGCTGGCCGAACCGCCCGACGTGATGCACGAGGCCGCGCTCGTATAAGGCGGCGACCGGCTCGGCCCGCACGAGCTTTCCCCGGCTGGCCCGGACGGCCTTGTACGGGATGCGCTCGCCGAAGCCTTTCAGCATGATCTCCACAAGGTCGCCCCCGTTGTTTACCTCGGCGACAACTCGGTCGGCGCGGTACTCGTGATAGGCATTGACGACCGCCGCGCCCCATGCCTGCGGGGAGGAATGCTTTGAACGGTCGGCAAGCACAAAATAGTGGGGTTCGCCGCGCATACGTTTCACCCCGGCGACAACAATGCCCGTTTCGTCGCTGTCGTCCGCAGAGGTTACAGCAGGGTCTACGGCGACAACAATGCGGTCAAGGTCTGCGGGGGCCGCGTCGACGCGCCAGTTGTCGATCATTTCCGCCGTCCACAATGCACCCTCAACGTCGCCCGCCCAGAAGCCGAGGAAAATGTTGCGGTATTTCATCGGGTTATTGAGGCGGCACTCCTCGGCAAGCCGGAGGAAATCGGTGTCGAGATTGTCGCGGTTGTCGCGGTAGTCGGTGTGGATATAGCAGGTGTCGCCGACTATACCGTTAAAGTCGTCCGGCACGCCGCGCTCCCGAAAAAACCTGCGGCAAATCCAGTGCTTATCATTAGTGGGGTTGAGGCTGAATATAACGCGGTTTTTCAGGCCCTTGTCGCGCAAAGAATAGTCGATGCGATCAAATGCCGCCTCGTCGGTTACTTCCTGCGCCTCGTCGATGATCGCCAGCCCGACCCGTTTAATTGACTTCAACTGCGCCTCGTTTGAGCCCCGCGAGGTTTGGATGCCGCGAAAGTAGATTTGCCACGGCGAGGTGCGGGAGGAGATTTCCGTCAAGGACCGTTGAAAGGCGGATTGCAGGTGGAGCAGTTCGACTTTCTCCCAATACTCGGGGATAATCGAAATGTGCGCCGAAACGAGCGTTTGGCGCAAATAGAGGGTGTTGTAGTTGGCCTGTGATTGCTCGAGGCAGACGGAAGACGACACGGCGTAGGACTTGCCGGAGCCGCGCCCCCCGGTTATCATGAAATAACGGCAGGGCGTGTCCCGAGCGAACAACGGCTTATATTTCTCGTGGAAATCAAGGCGTTGCCGCAGTGGGGTTGTCCCGGTCGTTTTCATCGCTGGACTGCTCCGGCGGCGTATTGTGGAAGCAAATAATCGGCTGTACGGGTGCGGCGGTTAATTCGACCTGCTGTTTGCCGACCATGCCCCAGCCGCGATCCGCGCCCTTGCGTTCGAGGTAAAAGGTGATGGCGCGGAAATCCTTTTGGTTGATGAGGGCGAATAGTTGGCTTTCGGCAAAGTCGAGGCCGTGTTGCAGTTCGTCGTCGATTGCCTGCTGGACCTCGGGCCACCGCTGGCAGTAGTCGTAAAACGTGCGGCGCGGGATGCCGAGTTTGCGGTAGACGTTGGCCTTGATGCCGAGGCATCCGACGCAGGCTTCGAGGACTTCCTTTTTGGTGTGGCGCGGTCTTTTGCGGGGTCTGCCCGGTTTATTCGGCATCGGTACCCTCCGTGTAGTGGGTCATGAAATACTGGAATTGCTGTTCGATACAGCTTGACAGTTCGAGATACGTCTTTCCCTCCTCCGGGAACGTATGGATTGCAAAATGGCTTTCGGACAGCAGGAAGAGGGCGGTGTAGCCGTATGGCTGGAAGAAGTACTCCACAATCCGCAGGACGTGGAAGCCGCTTTTTTCAAGGGCGTTTCGGTACTTGTTGTGGAGGACTGCGGGGGCGGTTTCCCTGACCCATCCGTGCCAGTTAAAAATCTGCGCTTTCATCGTCGGCCTCTATTTCTGCGACCTCCACCTCGGGGAAAGTCGTCTTGATGGTTTGCGGGTCGCCCTTGAAGTACACCAAGACCTCCTGATGCACGCGGACGACCTTTCGGTTTTTCATTTGCTTTCCGGCGCGGACGGCGGCGGAACCGATAGCATTAACGAGGATGATCTCGTTGTAAAGGACAAGGCCGTTTCTCTGCATGATTCGGGTGATGTCGGAGCAGATGTCATAATAGCCGCCGCGTTTGCCGCCGCGAACGTTTGACATCACGACGACCGCGAAACGGTTCTGCTTCAAGCAGGACACCGCGCCCGACAGGGCATTGTCGAGGATGCGGAGGAAGCCGGAGTATTCCTTTTGGTTGCTTGCGTCGTTCGGCAGGTCGGAATAATGCTCGAGGTCGAAATAGGGCGGGCAGGAAAAGACAAGGTCCTGCGATTCGGGCGGCAAGTGCTTTGCGATGTTCTGCCCGTCGTCGTTGATGTATTTCGCGGTCATGCCCTGCACGCGGTTGTTATTGATCTCGGCCTGCTCTTTGCGGAGTTCGATTCCGGTAAAGTGGTGGCCGAGGTACGCGGAAACGTAGCCGAAAACGCTGTCCCCGGCGAACGGGTCGCACGTCGCGCTGTGCGGCCCCGGGGTGAACCATTGCAGGATGATCTCGGCAAGCACGGCATCAAGGATTGAAACGGTGTTCAGGGTGCCGAGGCCGTCGTATTTGTCGCTCCTGACAATGGAGCCGAAGCCGAGGGTGTTTTTGCGGCTTTCGCCCTTGTCGTCGATAAGGGCGTTCCATGCCCGTTTGCGCTCCTGCCATTCGCCTTTCCGGGTGTCGAGGATTGAGAACGGCGGAACGAGGAAACGGTCGGCGAGCTTCGATTTCGCGGGGTCTTCTTCAAGCCCGGATTCAACCTCCGGCAGAACGATGTCCCATGCCTCGAGTTCCTCCTGCGTCCACTCCTCTTGCAGGAGGTCAAAATCCCATTCCGACTGATCGGAGGTCGCGTTGTCGGCAAGGGCGAGCTCCTTGCGGCGCGGGTCGTCCGGGGACAGGTCTTTCCGCACGACAACGACGAGCTCCTTGCCGTCGGTTTCGACGATCCGCTTCTTGATGCCGAGGCGTTCCGCCTGCTCTAAAACGCCGGACCCGGCAATGCTGGCCCCGGTATTGTCGACGACGATTGACCGCCCGGCCCCGCACTCGGAAAGGCTCCGGGCGATGAGGTCCTTGTTTCGCGCCGGGTGCATACGGTAGTTTCGCGGGTCGACGCGGAGTTTGAACTCTTTCGCGGGAGCAGGCGCAGGCGTGGGCGCAGGCGTTTGGGCGGTTTGGGCGGGTTCCTGCTTTTTAATGCCGCCCTCCTCGGCATAACTCTCGATGTATTTTCCGGTTTTCTTCGGCATAGGGTTTTCCTTTAGAACGGGATGTCGTCGACGTTGATGTTATCCGCCTCCTCGACATGCGGATCGGCGGCGGGTTGCGCGGGTGGTTGCGGCGGTTTTTGTCCGGCGGCCTGATACATTGAATCCGGGATCTCGGACCGGGAGTGTCGGTGCGTCGGTGCGGGTTCGGGGGGCGGCGGGGGCGCGTCGTTTGCGGCAGGGCGGCGGTCTAAAAACTGCACCTCGTCGCAGATGAGCTTTATCGTTGTCCGCTTCTGCCCGTCGCGGTTTTGCCAAGATTCCTGCCGGAGATAGCCACGGACAAGGATTGCCGCGCCCTTTTGCATATACCGGGAAATGTTCTCGGCAAGTTTATTCCATGCGACACACCCAAGATACAACGTATCTTGACGGTCGCCGGATTTGCGGTTGACGGCGACGCTGAATTCGGTGCAGGCGGTACCGTTCGGGGTGTACCGCAGTTCAGGCTCCGAGGTCAGGCGGCCAATGATGATTGTCAGGTTGAAATCAGGCATTAGAAATCGAACTCCATTTGTGTTTCATCGTCGGTTTGGCGGACGCGGCGACCGGCGATAGTTTCTCGTGTTTCAGGGTTTGCAAGCCGGGCGCATCGGTGCAGGACGCATCGGAGAACGGTTGCGAGCGGCGGGTATGCCCGGCAGGTGTCGATGAGTTTTCGGTGCATTGCCTCGCGGGAAACCGAAAAGGCACGGGCGAGATCGGCGGCAGAGGTGCAGTCCGACCGGAGGGCGCATTCGACAATGGCGAGGCTGTAGTCGTCCACGTCCCGGAGGAGGAATTCAAGCATGTACCGCATGTCGTTCGAGGAAAAAACGGGTTTGTCGTTCTCGTCGTCGGCAGGATCGTCGTCCTGCTCGGGTGCCGGAATGTCGGCCACTTCCTCGGAAAACTGGATCGCCTCAAAAGAGGTGAAATGCTCGGTCGATGATCGCTCCCAGCCGGGCGACGGGTCGGGATTGTCGATATACCAGCGGCAGGATTCGGCAAACTCGCAGGAGGGGCACTCGGGGCGGTTGCCCTGTGCCTTCGCGTCCCCATAGCAAGAGGGACAGTCATTGTCTGCTGTCGAGGTTTGCATTTTACCGTTGGTCCTTGTGCGCGGATAAAATTTAATCTATGCACTAATATATCGGTGAATCCAGTAAATACAAGCATCATTTGTATATTTTTCATGAAAAAATAGCATTTAAACGCGTTTTTTTGTCGTTAAACGACCGATTAACGCGCCGATTCGGCAAGTTTCGCAGGCAGGGAAAGGGCAGTCGCCGGAGGAGCGCATATAGCCGCAGGCATCGGAAAGGGCGGAAAGCATTTCCGGCGCGGCAGACAGCAGGAGGACGCGGGCCTCGGTGTCCCGGGCGTTTTTGCATGGGACAACGCGGCAGACGGGATTCCCGGCGGCGGTGTAAACCGTTTGGACGATCTCGCCCTCCTTGCCTTTGATCGTGCTATAATGCGCGGTCCACGGAGGAAGCCGCAGGGGGCGTGGCCGGATTGTCGGTTTCTCCGGCTCCACCGTCTGCGCCAACGCCGTTTTGGCGGCCCAGATAGCCGCGTCCTCTGCGTTTGGCGTGTCGGCCCCTGCGACGGTGCGCTCTAACGCCCGAAGCGCGGCGGCAAGGGCTTTCCGCAGGATTGCTTCATGTTTCATCGTCCGTGGTCTCCTCTATGATGAAGCCCGCCGTGCTTTTCGCACGGTAAAGGGCGAGTTGTTCCTCGGCCTCGCGCTCTGCCGCTTCCAGTTCCCGGTTGATGCGCGCCTGCAACACCGCGTCCTTGATTGCAAAATGCTTGTCGAGGATTTGCCGGAGTTGCCAGTCCTGCACGCCTTTCGGCTTTCGCCATATCGGGTAGATGCGTAATATAATCGACGTATCACGCGGCGGCGGTGCGTTTTCTATTGCAAAATCCCCGCGCCGCCAGCGCATAACGGCGTGGCGGATGATTGCCGCCCCCATGCCGGAAGCGCGGAGGCGGGTGATTTGATCGGGCCGCAGACGGACGGAACTCATGCTTGGGCCTCCGTTTCGGCGGTTGCGGGTTCCGGTGCAGGCGCGGCGGGCAAAAGGTCCCGGACGCAGGCGGGCAGGCTTTCGGTCTTGCCGTGCCATGCGCCGCGCGACCAGTAGAAGCCAGCGGATTTCAGGGCCCGGATGATTTCGTAGTCGGGTTTCTCGGCAAATTTCACGGTCATATAGCCGTAGCCGCAGTCATGGGAAATCACGCCCCCGGCCTCCTCCGCTTCGGCCTGCTCGGCCTGCCTGCGCTTGATGTCCTTGATGCGCGCCTCGAGGCGGTGAATTTCCCCGTTATTGTTCGTCAGGGCATACGCCGGAATCGGGAGGTTCTTTTCGACCCGTTCCCGGGCGTTTTCCTCGCCGAAGCCGAGATTTACGAGGGCCGCGATCTTTTCCGCCGCGGTGGATTTGCCCCGGATAATCTTGTTGGCGGCCTTGTAGCGTTCTTGGGTTGCCTTGCGTTCGTCGATGCGCTCCTGCAACCGTTCGACGGCATCCTCGTCGTCCGAAAAGATCGTCCGGTCGAGTTGGTCCTGCAAGCCGCGCGCCTTTTCCTCGTGATACTCGGCCTTGCGGTACTCGGCGCATCCCTTATCCATGTGGGAGGCGGAACGCTCGATGTCGCGGCGGTGCATCCGTTCGCTGTGGTGGCCGACGAGGATAGGCTGTCCGAACGGGATATTTTCCGTGATCTTGCGGGCGGTTTCAAATTCCGCAGAGCATTTCTCGCTGGCCTTGTCGGCCCATTCTTTGCGTTTTTCGAGTTTTCGTTCGAGTTTTTCGCGGGTTGTCATATTTCGGTACTCCTTGTGGTTCATCGCGGTTTAATTTTTTGTTGTGGTTTTTTGCGTTGCCGCGATAGGTTTACTTGAAACGGGTTGATTTCGTAAAGGGTGAATTTGTGGGGGTGCGTGCTGGATTTGCGGCGGTAAACCGATTCAATCAAATCGCCAGCGGCGGCCCGTCGTGGTTCGGCTTGTTCTGCCGCAGGTGTTCACGCACGATGTCCGGCGTGTACTCCAACGCCCGCAGAATGCCGATCATCACGGCCCGGTCGCCGAGCAAATCCGGCCTCACGAGAAGCCGGACGGCCTGCGCCAGTTCTTCATTGCTGAACTCCGTGTAGTCCGTGGTGTGGTCGTCCATTTTTGGGTGGTTCCTTTCTGTTTATTTTGCCGGGACCGGGTTTTTCCGAAGTGATACACCCGTCACGCGGCGGACGTAAAACATTTCCGCGATGCGGTCCTCGATGCGGAGGCCGTATCGGTTCAGGATTTCCCTGTCGGTTAGATTTGTGGTGACTACGGTCAAAACGCCGTATTTCAGGAAAGCGCGGTACCGCATATCAAGAACGGTTGCCATGATGTCTGCGGATTCGCCGAAGTTTTTCACCGTGTCGCGGGAGCCGATCTCGTCGATTACGATGTTTTGCGGCCTATCGAAAAAGTCGCATCCGGTGAGGACGTGCTTTTCCAGCGTGTCAAGGTTGCCCTCGCAGTCCTTGAAATCCGACGCGAAGTTTTCCGGCACGAAGACCGGCATCCGAAAGATCGCGGCAAGGCATTCAACGCCGAACGTTTTGCCGATGCCGCACTCGCCTTTCAGGAAAAGGCCCTTTTCCGCGCGCCCGTCAAGCATCAAGGCCCCGTAGGCGCATATCGAATTATAGACCTCCTGATTGACTTTGCTGTAGCCGTATTCGGCAAGGCGCGCCGCGATCTCCCGGAGGCTTGCCTTGCTCGGTTGCGGGTCGGAGTTCCTGATTGCCCGGGCTTTCAGGCGTTCAGGGTCCGGGATTAGTTCACTCAATTTCATCTAAATCTACCTCCCATGAGGGTTTTTGCGTGCCCGATTCGTCCGGCTCAAAATGGTACTCGGTCATGACGTTCGGGTTGTTCGGGGTGTCGTCCGCGATGATCTCGTCGTTCCAGCATTTGCCGTGCAGGTACGTCGTCGGGTTCTTCCGGTACCGTACCTCCGGGGTGGAGGCAACATAACGCGGTACATGCTCTTTGATCTTTGCGCGGTCGCGTTCCGGGATGCGGGCATACGCCCTTTCCGATGCGGCGCGGTCGACCTTTTTTCCGTAAAGGTTCCAAAAGTCGTCAAACGGCAGGACTGACACACGCGGGCACGCGCCCGCAGGCGCGCCCGGTGAGAGTGTTTCTTTAGAAACACGATATTCTTTTATTTCTTGTTTGTGGCCCTTTGTCGGCCCTTTGTCGGCGTTTGGTTGGCCCTTTGTTGGCCCTTTGTCGGCCCCGTATTCTTTGAAATCTGCGATATTCTGCTGATTATCAAATAAATCCGGCTGGCCCATTTGCTGGTCCTTTGTCAACTGATAGTCGGCCCAATTATTGATGATTATCGTTGTGTTGTGGTTGTTCGTCCGCGTTGTAATCTCGCCCGTCGATATAAGCCGGGAAAGCACGAGGCGCGTCTGCTTTTCCGTCAATTTTAGATCGGTGGCAAGTTTTGCGCGGGAGGTAACGAACGACCCGGCCTTTACCGTTTTCCCGTGCCATTTCTTGTCTTCGGAATTTGCAAGCATGAGAATGGTGAGCCATGCCTTTACCATTTTGGCATCGTCCCACCATTCCCAAGACATAATGTCGCGGTGTATTTTAATCCAGCCGCCTTGCATCGTTACTCCTTGACGAGCGTCCGCGTCGGTTTGCCGCGCCGGATAAGGTCGGCGATCTCCTGCTCTGCGCGTTTCTTCGCTTCCGTCTTCGTCAGTTTGATTCCCTCGGCCTTTGCAATCGCGACGAACTTCTCCGTCATGATGTCAAGGATTCCGGTAACAGAAACCTTGCAGGCCGCCGAGATTTCGCCGGGGGTAACGAGATAGGCCAGCCGTTGGATGAGCGCGCCAGTGTCCGGGATTTCCCGGTTTCCGGGCTTTTCCTTGAACCGCCAGCCGCCGAGTTCCCCGTTTTCCGCGACGTAGTTTTCGACGGCCTCCTTGATTTCCTTGATGAAACGCTCGACGACCTTGCTTTTCTCCCAGTATTCCAGCAGGATTGCAGGGTTTGTCAGGTCGCGGTCGGGCGGCACGGCAAGCACTGAAAAATGAGCGCGGAACGCCGGGCAGTTCGGCTTGGCAAGGCAATAACGGCAGGCATCGCCCGCGTGC